AGGAGGGTTTAAACAAAAGTTTATCCCCATCTCTAAGAAAGCAAAAGAAGCATTCCCAGAACTTGAAGGTTTCAAATTCCCTGGATTTCCTGATTCCAAAAGAGTCAGAGCAAGTCTTGCTTATACAATCGGACACAACACATGTAAAAGACCCCAAGGAAAAGGTTATACGAAAGCGTACGAGGCGACGCAACCGTGGGTCTCTGAAGTCACTGATAATATCACACCCGGAGAACTCGGCAAACTCATCTCAAAAGCGATCGATAAAATTAAACCAACCTCGACCCCAGGATTCCCCTTTTCGCAGCGATATACAACTAATAAAGAGCTTGTTAACAAAGCTAGAGGAGAACTCCAAGACGTAACTCTTAAACGTCTTTGGAAACTATTACACACTCAGGAGATTGATGATGATCCAGTATTCTACGTAAAAGAAGAATTACACGACGTGGTAACCCCATTTGAAAAGTGGGAACCTCATCCTGAACGTAAAAGTAAACTGGGAAAATGGCGTATAGTTAACTGTCTATCTGTGGTGGACCAAATAATTGAAAGAGTTATATTGGGCCCTGCAATAGAAGAGGTTAAATATCGTTATCCGTCCTCTGGTGCCGTTATAGGAATCGGATTTTCTGATGAGCACTCATCCAAGTTCGCAAATGAAGTAGAAAAGACCTCCGCTGTTACAGGCGTTGATGGAAAATCTACCGATGTGGCAGGGTGGGAACGAACCTTAGATCGCTCTTATATCCAAATGGATGCTGAGATGATCATATCTAGATTAAATAAACCTAAACAACATGGAAATTTAATCAGGGTAATTAGGTTACATGCTCTCATGATTACAAATCCGTTATTTCTTGTGCCTAATATGACAGACAATGTTTATGAGTTGGTTTCTAGGTTGGTTCCAGGAGGAATGCTTTCTGGATCTTTCCTGACTACACTCTATAATACGTTGGCTAGACTTGATGTATCGTACTTGGCGGGATCACTAGAAGCTAAAGCTTCTGGAGATGACTGTCTTGAATGGTCCAAGTATACAGAAGAGGACATGATTTTAGAGTATAAAGCTCTGGGATATGAACTTCGAGATATTACTCCTGTTAAAGAGGATGAATTTCACTACTGTAGTCATACTATGTACCGCGAGAGTGGCGGATTTGTGTCCGCTCTAGACTCTTGGCCGAAAGCCCTTTATACGGCGTTGTCCAAGCCTATAACTCTTGAGCGTGAAGCAGGTTTCAAATATGAAGTAAGACATAACGAGAACAGAGATGTACTGGTTAAAGCTCTCTCAGATTTTGGAACGTATGCATCCGAAGGAATGATCGTGGAAGATGGAGATATCACGACAAAATCTTTTAATTAAACATATATATATATTGACAATTGTTACAAACTTTTATAATGGCTTTAGTTATCGCAAGACAAACAGCACAAACAGCAATGAGAGACCCCAAGGTGCAACAACTGGCTTACCAGTTAGCATCACAGGGTTTGGAAATGACTGTTAACAAAATAAAAGAAAGAAGCAGAAAACGCAAACCAAAGAGTAAGAAGAACATCTTACAAATGATTAATTATCAGTTACCTCAGAACGTGTCTAAAGGATACGCTCCTGTAGCTGTTAATACCAGAGCCCGTACTAGACGAGCTAGAATATCTGGCATGAGTGGAGGTGTAGTAGTGAAACACCGCGAATACATCGGCGAAGTGATAGGAAGTCCAACCTTTGCAGCCACATCATATCAAATTCAACCTGGGTTACCAGAATCATTTCCTTGGTTAGCAGGTATAGCTAACAACTTTGAGAAATACAGAATCAGAAGTCTTAAATTGGAATATGTTAATGTTTCAGCCACTAGCGAACGTGGAAGAATTACATTGGCCTATGACAAAGACCCTTTAGATGAAGATCCGGTTGGAAAGGTAGACCTCTTCGCGTATGAAGGTGCAGAAGAAGGCTCCGTTTGGAGTCCTCTTTCTTTAACCATACCATGCAAGAATGAGGAACTTTTCACCCGTCATGGAACCGTAACAGGAACTGATCTTAAAACATATGATTTTGGAAAGCTGGTTGTAGGTGCTTCTAATACATCTGACACTCAAACTGTCGGGGAATTATTTCTATCATATGAGATAGAATTGATTACCCCTCAGCCAACTAAGTGTCCATCTCTATATCGATCGTATTCTGGTGTAACAATTGC